AGAATACATTAGTGATTTCTTATTAAAAAACAAGAAGTCCTGTATGTATTTATTTAGTTTCTTTATCTAAAATAAGCTTTTTTCCCTTTAAAATCAGCTTATCCCCAATTTTTATTTTGTTGTTTTTGAATGTCCCTTGATTTGCTTCTACAACAAATTGAACATTATTTGATTTTGGAACACATGATTTCTCACTATGAGCATCCATGTCTTTGATATCTAAAATCTCGTAATCTTTATCTAAAAAAGCTAAAGATAAACCAAAATCTACATTTTTATTCCAAAACGAATAACAATCAGGATAATCAAAAGCAAAAAATACAACTTCGTCTTCACCTAAAGGTTTTGCAAACATAAGACCTTTAGATCTCAACTTGTCATTGTCTGCTATAAATCTAATATCGAACTCTGAACTAGGTTCGCTGAGGTTCAGTCAGCCACCAACTTTCTTAAATCTTGAAGAGCTAGCTTTTACGCTTCTTGCTTCTTCAAGATCAAATCTGTCCTTTGTTCTACCTTTTCTAAATTCATTAACAGTATTTGTACTAAGATAATGATCTCTTAGTGCTAATCTTGCTTTTTCAGTTAATTCAACTGATCTTCCGTAACCTGTAACTAATCCAGCTGTCTTTAATGCAAGAAGATCATTGTCTGTAATATTTGTTGGGACTGAACAAACTTTTGCATCTTTGTTCAATGCCATTTGACTAGCTGCAGTTACTAACTCATCTGTATTAGCATCAATAGTTCTGAGCATTTCAATGTATGATGTGCTGACTTTTGCTGCTTCTCTATTTACAGATGGAGTAATTCCTAAAAGTTGAATTTGAATGTCTGACAATCCAAGACCCTCCATAGAAGGACCATCGAAAAGCTCAGCATGCAAATCTAATGAATGAACTGGTTTAATTGGTATTGGCATAATTTTCTCCTAAATAATTCTATTGTTTGGCAATCTTCTGACTGCTGCGTCTTCATCATCTCTATTTTCGTATTCAAATCTATCCAAGAATGTTGGATCATTAATTGCAGAAACACCCAAAGTGTCTGGAATAATTACTTTAGCTCCAGAGCCATCAACTTCATCAGGATGATTTTGTGCTTCTATAGAATTCATTTCATCTGCAGAAACATTTTGACCATGCCCTTCTGGTTCTAATTTTCTTGGATTGACCCAACCTGAAGATGTAGGTTCCCCTTGTCTACCTTTGTCAAGTTCATCTACTTCATCTTCAAAACGCTCATCCCATTCAACTTGGTGCATGAGCATATCTGTGACATTAGCGCCACCACCACCTAGTCCATATACTGCAATTTTTGAAAATATTTTGTCAGATAATGCATATTTATTTTTAGCATCTAAATAATTGCAAATATCAATAACCCTAAGAATGCTCATTAAACTGAATGTCCTAAATTTCCAAAGAATACAGAGCCTGGATAAATACTTTCTGTAGCTGTTTTTTCTTCATCAGCATTTATAAAATCTCTATAAGTAGTAGGCATTTTATTTTTATGCATTTTTGCTTCAGTTGTCATATTTGGATCATTAGCATTTGGATATTGACCACCAGGAGTTGGTTTATTCTCTAATTGAGCAGGGCTGACATTAGCTTTACCATCAGGGTTTGGATAATCTTGTATGGTGGTTTCGTTATACTTATCTGACAAACCATCTCTATTTGATTTTGCTGAATTATCCAAATAATTATTCAATCCATCGAAACCATCTTGACCATCTAATTTAATGTATGACATTTCTGGAACATTATTAAATCTTTCGTCAAATTTTCTTTGTTCACCAGGTACAGGTTCGGTTACTTCAGATCCAAATAATCCAACCGCATAATTCTCATCATCAGGATTAGCTATTTCTCTAGCTATACGAATTAGTTGTTCTTCAGATAAAGCAAAATGAGTTCTTGATGGCCTATCTGGATCTTGATACTCTTCTCTAGGGTATTTGGTGTCAGACTTATATTTATGTCTTGCTTCCAAACTTTGTTCCATAGTTTGCAAGTGTTTTTTATCTGTCTTGAAATTTTCTTTGATGTAAGCTGGAGAGTTTTTCAAGAGACTGTCTGCTTCTCTCTCTAAGTTTAATTTGTAATTATGTAGAACTGCTCTGTACTTAACTTGTAATCTTTCTAATGGTGTAAGTTCGTAGTTGATAAAACCCATTTCAACATTTTGCTTATGGAACATTGTAAGTTTTGTTTCAATGTTGTCATCATTGTATTCATTGTCTTGATGGGTTCTACTAAGAATTCTTTCAAAGCTGTCATCTTCATTGATGTACATGTTGACAGCACTATTTTGCCCTTGACTTTTACCAACACCCATGGGTTTTCTGCCAGGAGTAAACGGTGAAGGTGTCCCTCCACCTCCAACACCACCAAATTGAGCTGTTCTTACATTCTTAGACATAATGATTTTTTCTTATTAAAAATATTAATAACCTTTAAAATTTATCTTCTATTTAAGTTGACCATTTTAGTTGACCATTTTAGACTTAGGTAATCTTTGCATAATTTTATTTGTCAAGCACTCATAACATACAGCAGCAACAGCATCACATATGTCATCTTTGTATCCAGACAGTGCTTCAATGTAATATCTTTTACCCTTCCATTTCTTTTGTAAAAATAAAAATTGAGTTTTAGCTTCTTGTATTTCATTTAATGGAACGAGTTTATTATCATAGTCAAAATAAGCTCCACCAGATAAATCATAAATATCAATACGATCATCTCTCACAAGTTGAGATAATTCAGTGTAAATATTTTCTTTATATTCTTTGTTGAATTGTCTTTCTACAATAGGAACCCCGTGAGATTGTAATTTAATGAGAGAAGATTGTGAATTCCACTGATCAATAGAAACTTGTTTAAATCTAAATCTTCTGTGTAAATCAATAACATATTCTTCAACATCTTTTTCTTTAACAGGCTGATTTTTAGTCATAGGGTTCCAATAATGAATATGATCTATGATAACTCTCTTGAGTGGTTTGAAGTCAGGACCTACTGTTCCATACATATTTTCAGTATGAGCAATAACAAGAGCGTAATAGTCTGAAGTTCTAGCAGGATCTAAGTGACAGAAATAATCAAAAAATCCTGTTGCAAATTCTTTTCTTTTGACCATTGACATGCTTTTAAACATTCTTTCAATGTCATCTTGCACAAACATTGGATCAGATGAAGATGCTCCAAATTCAGCTCCATATTGCATCTGATATTCAACTGGGTTTTTCTTTTTTTGATCATCTAACCAAGCTTTATCAATGTTTGGATTAGTAAGCCAAGTTGGAAGCTTCATTACAAGTGTGTTTTGGTCTTCTAATCTATTTTCATGCAAGTCGTAAAGGAGACCAATAGGACCTTTAGGGTTAGAAAGAAGCATCATTTTTCCATCTCTACCAAATGTAGCAAGAGATGGTTTCAAGTCATCATAAAGAGCATAGTCAACACCAGAGTCAGGATTATCTCCTGCCATAGCTGCAACTTCGTCCATGATGATTGTCCAACAAGTAAGACCAACAAGACCAGATGCATTACTTGAACCACATCTAAGAACTAAACTACCTGAGAATGGATTAAGACCTTGTTCAGACCTTCTATCATTTTCTTTTCTGTCATGCTCAGTGTAAAAACGCATTTCAAGTTCTGTATCTTTACCAATATAAGGAGCAAAGAATGGAGAAGCAAGAACTGTTTGTTTAATTTTAGAGAAGATTGCTTTTTTAGCTTGCTCTTCGTTTCTAGCAACATTGAGTAGAACTATTTCATCAAATTCCATCAATCCATATCTAGATTGAGGATGTCCCATAGAAATCAATCTATAAAGTTCATAAAGTGCCATAACAGATACAAGGAATGATTTACCTGAACGTCTGCCAAGTACTAAAACAAGTTCTTGAAATTTGTATTTATTTTCACATTTATCCAAAACTTGCATTCTTAATTTTGGAGAAGATTGCTTTTTTAGCTTGCTCTTCATTTCTAGCAACATTAAGTAGGACTATTTCATCAAATTCCATCAATCCATATCTAGATTGAGGATGTCCCATAGAAATCAATCTGTATAGTTCATAAAGTGCCATAACAGACACAAGGAATGATTTACCTGAACGTCTACCAAGTACCAAAACAAGCTCTTGAAACTTAAATCTTTTAGAAGTTTTATCCAGTACTTGCATTCTTAATTTTGGATCAAACTCTTCTGCATTAATCAAGTCAAGTTCAGATTGATAGCAGTCAATAATAGGTCTTTCTTCAAGTGTAACAACTTGTCTCTCTGCATCAGGATTAGTAGCTTCATCTTTTGCAGCTTGATATCTTGTTTTCTTTATTTCGTTGTCTTGTCTTTTGCATTGTAAGCAAGGAGAGTTAACAATACTGAATATTGTTTTAAACTGTTTGCCTTCTTTGTAATTTTTGTGAAAAACTTTTTCATTGTCATGAATATATTTCCAAACACATCCATTACAATCAGTTTCATTTATTGTGCCCTCGATTTTAAGGTTTGTATTACCTTCTTGTCCCATGTAAAAACATTTCAGAATAAGTTTTTGCCATGGATATGGTTTTAGATTACAGAAATAAGGATGTTCTATAAATGTAACAATATCAACAATTTGATCTGGATTGAATCTTGTTTTTTCTGGAAGTGAGGGAGGAGCAACTTCTGCTCTTGTTGACGGCAGTATTTCATCCAAAAACTCTGAAGCACATCCTGACTCTTTCAAAAAATCAGTGACAGAGTTTGCTTGCTGTAATAATTGGTTTTTTAAATCAAGCTGAGATTGCTTCGCTGTATTTGGTTTTCTCATTAATTATCTTGTTGTATCTTTTGCCTTAGGACTTGAATTTCTTCTTTTATTTTTTTTTTTTCTGCTTCAGTATCCATTTGTTCATAAAGCTTGGCTAAAATCTCAAATATATTAATATTATATATACCCTGATTGTCTCTTGCATCCTTGAGCATCATAATCTTGGTAATAAGTTTCTCAACCATTGCTGCTCTCTTAAGTTTCATTTCATTATTTCTAGAGCAGTCAATACCTCTAATATCATCAAGTTCCACAAGTAAAGCAGTAAGTGCTAGTTGATGTTCTCTGAAAATCCAAGGAGCAATAAGTTCTTCTCTTTGCTCATAATTCTTGAGACCTGATATGGAAATTTTCTTGAAATCACAATGCATTTCCATATGAGTGTTAACTTGCATCCAGTTTAATTTAGCATCAAAGTGTTCAGCAAAAAAAGCAATTACTGCTTGATTTTTCTTTCCAGTGTCTAAGTAAACATGTTCTACTAAATCTCTAAAAGGAGAAGTACAAATCACACATCTTGGTTCTATAAATTGTGGATAGGAAATGTCAGTCATATTATCTGGAGGAAGAGGAACAATTGGTTGGTCTCCCTCCTTTAAATCTCTGAACATTTTGGATGGTTTTTTAGGTCCATCTGTAGGGACAATTAATGCGTCTACAGTTTCGTTATTAGGTTCCATTTTAAGTGTTATACA